AGCTCATCATAGGTTTTATAGTTCTTAGGATCGACCCACTCATTAAGATCATGTTGTTTGTTATACAACTCTTCTAGTTCCTCATCACTACCAGGAACAGCATCAGGAGCTTTAAAGCTAGATGCATCGTAGTTTGGATAACCTTCTACTTTACGAATCTTAACAGTGAAGTCTGCACCTTCCCACATATCAAATGGATTGACAGGTTTCTCATCAGGAAACTGAGGTTGCATACTATCCATGATCTTATCAAAGATCTTCTTACCAAAACGATACAGCTTAACCTGTCCTTCGTTCTCTGGAGCAGATGGATCTGATACAATCAATACGTTAGCGACATATCGCAAGTTACGTTTACGTTGACGTACGATAGTCTTATCAGACTCTACACCAGAGTTCCACATCTTAGAGTTTAACTCAGATAGTGGATCCTGTTGACCAATAGATGTTAGTGACTTCTCAATGTACCATTGACCTGTTGGTCCTTTGAATGCATGATCCCAATATCGTATCCATGGAGTTGCTGCACTAGCATCTCCAGGTAAGAATCTGATCACTGCATAACCATTACCAGCTTTGTCTCTGGTCGGCATCCAGAATCTTGGATCATCTGATTGTCGTTGAGTCTGTTGAACACCAGATGTTTCTTGAGCTTGCGCTACTAGTTTAGAAAGATCAGTGCGATTGCGTTTTAAGTCTGCGAATGACATATTTGTATATCCTTTATATTTTGTATGTTTATATCCACTGTATACATTATAAAATATTATTTAGTATTAATCAATAGGCAATGTATTTTGTTTAGGTAAAAAGTTTAGAGCCATTGCCTCAGCTTCGATCTTGGTTTGAATGATAGGAGAGATAAACTTACGTACCTCTTCTAATTCAATCTCATGAGTGTCACACAGATGTAATACAGCATCCATGTAACTTGACTTATGAGACATCACAACATCTTCAACTAGCTTACCAAACTTTGACTTAGTTAGAAACTTTCGTTCTTGCATTATCTTCGTCTGCCATTTCTTTTGTATAAAGACCACAGTCTGGATAAACATAGCCAACAGTACGCTTAGGTGTACCATCACTATTGTAAGCCATAACAACTACACGATGAGTAATCCTGTGCTGCATCTGCGACCCATAGAAGTTATCTAGATACACACCATTGCGAAGGTATGCTTCTAAGTTAGCAACATAGGTTTGAACTTGTTGGAACTTACTACGTTCCTTTGGGTCTTTAGAATCCTTAAAGACCCTGATAGCAGTTAACAACTCTTTATTCTCTTTGATCCAAGAACGAACGTTTTTCATAGATAAAGGATTATCTTCAGGTAAGTTACGAACCGTCTCATCAACCTGAGAGTTCTTAGCAGGACCTCGATTAGCTCGAGCCTTTGCCAGACGTTCCACAGCAGCAGCTTTTTGCTCTGCGGTCATGTTACGTTTCTTACGAACCTTCTTACGTTCAGTCTTGATACCAAGAGTCTCAAGAGCTTTAGCTTTGTTAGCAGCTTTGGTAGCTTTCATCTTTGCAACCTTTGCTGCCATTTCTTCTTCTGTCAACTTTCTTCGAGCCATAGGCACCTCCATCATATACGACCATTATCAGGTCTAAACAAAATAAAGTCAACAGTTAATTTTGATCAAGTTCAAGTATTTCCCACTCTCCATCAATTTTTTCAGCTTTGACAAAGTTGTTATCAATAAGATATAGAATAGTATCATTGATAATTTCTTCTTTGACTCCACCGCCAAAATATTTACCGAGCATAAATGCACAACCAGAGGCTGCTGCTAAAAGTATCCACAGTATGATAGTTGGGTCTAAATACATAAGTTCTCCTAATTGCATTGTTATTTATATCAGGAAAAACTTATAACATTTTCTACACGAAAAGATCTAAACTCTCCTTTCAATGTATCGAAAGCACGAATGACATTTTCATTCTTTTGACGTTCACTTCCTTTCATAGGAGGTAACACTTTCTCAATTAGTGTGCATTGCATATCACGTTCTTCACCATTTACCTTTTTAAAGATAACACGGCAAACACGTTTTTGTAATTCACCAATCATATATTCACGAGTCAGTTCTTCGGTCATTATCATCTTCCTTTAACCTTTCTAATAATTTTTCTGCACGACCCAAACGATAATTGATCTTAGCAATCTTCTCGGTCAGCTCGTGCATCTTCATTTCTAACTGATTAGTCCCAGTCATTATCAAACCTTGTAGTCTCATGATATACTTCACCATAGTACTGCTTAGCATACTTAGATGCATCAGTATAATGAAAGTCTTCATTACGAAGAGCAGACTTCTCAGTGCGCTTAGCAATTCTTTGCTTTGCTTGCTTCTTCATAAATGTGTCATGTTGTTTCTTCAACTCAGTTACGAATGTATTCATACCAACCGTTCTCCTTCAATCTATTTTCAAACATTATCTTCTCTTCTTCTGATAATGTCAACTCTGATTTTCTACATCCATTAGAAAATTCTCTTACTGTATACACAGCTCTTATATCAGGATATCCATAAGTGCTACTACATACACTAAACGTCTTTTTGTCACCATACTTTTCGTGACGAAATATCATCCCCAGTCCTTTCTATCAGTTTCATTATTATAACCATACGAATAATCTACAATTTGTTCAACAGTCATGTCAGCCATTTCAATTCTTTCACCCATATAAGCTCCATCAGGATACCAATGAGGATCGTAAGGTCTTCCATAATAACGATCACTAGAGCCCCTGTCCATAGGACTCCCATGCTTAGATTCAAGAATGATATCACTAGGATCCATTATTCATCCTCCTCTGGCATGTTGTTGTCAAGTTCTTCTTCTGCAAACTCAGACCATATACCTCTATCCATATCCATTATGCAGCCTCGTTCTGCAGAATGTTATCGATATGACGTTGAAGAGCTCTGTCGCTCCAGTTAGCGAAATCTAACGAGCGTGCATATCCTTTGCTAACAAAGTCAGCAGTGACGTAGTAAGCTGTCTCTACAAGCTCAATACGTTCGTACTCTTTTAGAGTACCAGTAGGAACTCGTTGGTTCCAATACTTAGTGTCAGAAGGATGAGGTAACATCCCCATCCAGTTACCTGGAGTCTTGTTGAACTCCTCAGCTTCTGAACGCTGAGCCATAATGAAATCTTCTAGAGCCTTTTCCATATTATACTTCCTCTCTTGCTGGAACTTCTTCAAAACCAATCATTGCACAATCATAAACAGAACCACTGTTGATGTAGAAACGATCGCCCATCATTGAAGATCTAAGACCAAAAGTTTTTCCACCACGCACTGGAAGCTCTCCAACAACTATAACATTTTTGTTCTTGTCAGCAACACCTTGAGGATGGCTCCAGCTATCAGCAATGTTTTGAGTCCAACGGTAAGCATACTCACATGCTTCTTTCTCATTAGTAATACCTTCAGCAAAAACTTCAGCAACTCTTGTGTAACCGTTTCCTTCAAGCTCTTTATGATAAACTGTAACTTTCATTTCTTTCTCCTTCTGATGCCCCCTTATCGCATATATAAATAGAAAGGTCAACAGTTAATTTAAGGATTACATAAAAAAAATGTCAGATTTTGATTTTGATTTTGGATTTACAGCAGTAGATGAGGCTGAATTAGAAGCTGTTCAACAGGCTACAACACAAGTAACTGAAACAGCACAAACAGCGGACCAATTGCAAAGTAGACTTGATAATCTATTTAATGCAATTACTCCGCTGTTAAACAACTTAAAAAAGAATCCTGAAAAGGAATATATTCTTTGGCCAAACAGACTTGAAAAAGTCGAACAGTTTGAAACCAAACTACAACAGATATATACTGGTTAGTCGTTATGTATGTGCATTGTGTCAGCAATGCTATCTAATCTACTTTCTAGATTACTAACAGTTGCCGATAGTGCATCGTGTGATGATGAAAGTGAATCATGTGAAGAACTTAGTCCTTCTACTTGAGCTGTAAGATTGCTTACATGAGCATTAACTCCATCAAGCTCAACTTGCATCTCAGCCATTTGTTCACCTGCACCATAAAACATTAAAAATACTATTGCTGCTGCACCCATTCTCTATCCTTTCTTTCTTAAACGAGATATTCTTCGTGCTCTTCGTTTTGTAGACCCAACTTTACGTCTACCTTTTCGTGGTCTGTTTTTATGAGGCCATGCCATATTATTCTCCTATACCACTCACTCTCATACACACAGCCTGAGAGTTAATTTCAAATTGTCCAGGCCTGCCACTTAATCGTGTACCAAGCTCTTCACGTTTTAAAAAACATTCTACCATGTTATTAAAAGTATATCTTGGTCCCATTACATTTATAGCTACTGGTTCTGGATCTCCAGCCATCACTACTATGTATACTAGCATCCATTCCATTATTTCTGAAAATCAACTACATATCTCACACCATCAATATAGAATCTAATAGTTGAATGACTATAAACTTCTACTGTAGAGGTCTGATATACATTTACTTGTTGGCATTGTCTTTCAGTTCTATATCCGGTGACTACTTGCTTTGACTGTTTCTTATCTGCAGCAATAATGCCACCCATCACAGCTCCCGCAGCAGCACCGTTATCTTTATTAGTAATTCCTTTTCCAAGTAAACCACCAATAATCATACCAGCAAGCACATCGCCTCCAGACGCACCTTGTCCTTGTACTGTACCATATATAGGTACTTGTACGTTTTGACATAATGTTTCTGTTACTGGTATATTCTGTGTAACAGTTTTAGTATGATCATATACAACTACATCTGTTATAGTTTGTTTTGCGAATGCAGGTGTTGCCATTATCAAGATCGCTGCAGTTAATATATTCCTCATCTTCAATCCTTTTTGTCCTTATAAGTTTCCCTAACACTTCTCAGTGCTCCTTCTATTTGACTTGGATACTTTCCAGTGAAAGTTCCAGCCTTTAGCATATCTTTAGACAAATAATTTTTATGTCTATGATCAATATCGTCCCAATGATCTAATATTCTTTTACCTAAAATATCAAAAGTACGGTCTTCTAAGATTGGATCGTCTTCTTCATAGTATGCATAAGATGCCATTAGATACCATGGTACTGTCATGTTAATTGAGTTATCTACTGTCTCTTGACATGCCTTCTCAATTCCCATTTTGTCCATCCCACAACTCCCTAAGTTGTAATTCTTTGGCATGGGCTTCTACTTCTTGCCACCTATCCTCATACTTGCTTTCGTCATCCATTACCAATCCTTTCAGAAATTGACTAACATGAACTAGCTCATGAAGAATAGTTGAAATCAAATCTGAAGCTGGAAGGGTGTTATTAAGACGAATAGTAAAGTCTCCATCGTCTTCATACATGCAGTCGCCACATACTCCTTGTTTGCGTATTGCCTGTATATTTATAAAAACATTATCTTCATTAGGAAAAAGTATACTTGAACCAAATCCAATAACCTTTGTAATCAAATCTTCTTTTTCTTTAGAAAATCTACCTTCAAATTCTACTAACATAATATCTCCTTCGATTAAAAATACCTTAGCACATTCTCAAACAAAGGTCAACGGTTACTTGTCCTTATTTCTACATTTTCTGGAATATCAATTTTGATAGCATTATGTTTGTGATACATTACAAACTGAACATCAGTAAACTCTCTCAACAAGCCTTCCCACACAGGTCTCCAGTTAGCTGTGAGTCTTGCATTATTCATTGTACCACGATCGGAGTTAAGTATAAAGTCACTACTGCTACTAAGATCAAAATCAAAAATAGAATCAAAACCATACATATGTATTTCATTACATTGCAATTTATTAGCAGCCCAGTGTGTAGCAAAATGACCACAATTAAAGTTAGTATAACCCATTGCACCTTTACCCGCATAAGGAGGAAGTTCAAGATAAAACTCTTTTACTTTCTGAGCATGTTTCATGTGAAAATCAGGATTCATTTCCATATACTTCTTTGGTCGGAAACCACATACCCAATCATTAGGAACTTGTACTCCATCTCTGTGAATAGCATCACACATTTTAAAATCTACTATAGTAGTTGTATATACATTGTGAACTTCCATAGGAGGAACATTGCAAGTTATCTTTAAACCTTTAGCTGGTTTGTACATTGTTGCTTGACGACCATTGCCAATAATATGAGCAACTTTACTCATGAATCATTCTCCAAATTTCATCTTTACCTTTGCGACCAGTCCAGTGCATTATTTTTATGTTGTTGGGAGCTGTATTATCTAGAAGATCCAAACGTAATGTATTATACGTTTTTGGAATATCTGTAATATGTATATGTCTTTTTAAACCATCTCTAAGAATGTTATGAAGTACTTCTTGATCTCCAACATCTGGATTAGCATCCACTGCTTCTGCCCATTCGGAAAGTATCATAGGTCTTCCTGCAAACGCAACTAATCCACTATTATGCCATTTTTCTTTTCGTCTTATAGACCATGGTTGATCTTCCACCATTGCCAACTTGTTAGGTTCAATAAAGTTAAAAATATCTTCAATATTATCTCTAATCTCCATATCGGTATCTAACCAACAAACTTTTGTTGATCTAAAAGATGCATCTATCATTGCTCTTGGTTTTTTAAACCATCCATTTAGATCTTCTGCAAAGTCATCAAAGTTATAAACATGAAGTTCTACATTAGGATTGTGTTTGTAAAAGTGTTCTTTAAACCAATCTAACTGCCACATAGAGTTGCTGTCACAACCTGTTATGAACAAATTAGAGGAGCTCATAAGATTCTCCATATTGGTGTTTAGCAAGACATCCTTGAGTTCTTTGGATAGTTGAAAATGCTTCATTGACTTCTACCTTCCACGGATAATTCTCTTGTAACCAAGGAAATGTATCTCTGTTAAGAAATACATCTGTCGGCCTAGCATTTATTTTTGCTTGCTTGATAAGTTCATTGGCACCTTCTTTACTAATTCTGTATGCATGAGCACCACCAAAATAAGGTTTATGTACTAAAGGTCCTGTACCTAAAAATGTAGGTGTTTTGAATTTACCATACGAAGGCTTCCCAAGTGTTACAACTCTGTCAAATTGTATGTTATCCATTCGATCTACTACAACAGCATCGTGTTCAAATATGGTTACTGGTTTATTTGACTTTGCGGCCAGTTTCCATATACTGTAATGAGAAAGGAATGCTGCTATACAATTATCTAAACGAGAATATACTTCACTAAATCCATTTATGCTTATACCTTCTTGTTCAGCCATTTTATAGATGTCAGTATTGCGAGGTGTCACAGCAGGAAACATTTCAACAGTAGTACCATGCTTTGCTGCAGAGTTGATACATCGGTTCGCTATGTCAACTGATCTTTCATTATCTTGTATAGCAATAACGTAATTCATGTTGTGGTTGTACTCCGCAAGTTTTGAATAGTTGTGTAAAACTTTTTAGTGACTCCAAGACGTCTTACTAATTGTTTACACATTATAGCATCATTGGGCCAAAGTCCATATTCCTTGACTAATTTTTTTAGTTGTTCTGCTCCTTGAGGAGAGATAATGTAAGCTGAGTTACCTGCCAAGCCTTGAGGTATTTTCTGTTCATCTATCCAAGGTACTGGTTGATATGGTGATGGAGTGTTAACAATACTGTCATAAAACTGTTTTGATTTCCTTGTACACCCTAGAGGATTGTTAATACCTAATATTTGAAATGGTGTCTTTTCTATTTCAAAATCAATACTATTAGAAAACATTGCATCATGTTCTAACACCAAAATAGATTGTTTTAAATTTATTGAAGTGAGCCATAACATATAATGAGAAAGAGCACAAGCTATTCTCTTTTTTAGATCTCTTGTTTGATATGCTGATTTTTCTAAACCAGATGCAAAGTCAATTATTTTTCCTTGTGTTGGATAGTTCCACTTTAGTGCATTATTCTTCATAGTATCATCAACATAAGGAGGAGTTATTGCTTCAAATTTTTGAATAGTAAATTTGTTTCCAACATAATCTGAGCTGGCTACTAATCTATCATATCCAGTTTCAGATATTGGATCATCTCTTATAACAATACTATAAGCAATCATTACTTCTTACCAATAACAGTATATCCTACATTTTTTTCAACACGTTCTAAAACTTTCCAGCCATTCTTTTCAGCCCAATCACTTAAACAATAAAATAAACTCTCATTGTTATTACCATGGAGAATACTTGTATCGTGCGCAATGATATACTTGTTAACATTTCTTCCATGAATATCTAATTCTTTTTGCATATGGTTGGGATGGTGATAACTATCTATAACTAACATATCAGTTCTATTAACAGCCCCAAATCCAGTTGAGTCAGTTTGATTAACAATTAGTTCTATGTTATGTGTATCACACCACTTCTCTGCCAAAGGTTTCAAAAACTTATTATATTTTGTAAAGTCAATATCTACAAGATAAACTCTGCTTGGTTTACATAACATAGCTACAGAAGCTGTACCTCCTTGGTGTGTACCAAGTTCCATATAGCTTTTGCAATCTTCCATGTATCTTGTAATTGCATCATGGATCAAACAATAGTCTGCCCCATGAGCTTCTTCTTGTTGTTCTCTAATTGATTTGTTGAATGCTTTTACAGTCTTGCAGTGACCTAGTTCGCTGTTAATCATTTTTCCACCTCTAGTGCATCACGACACATATCTTCTAATGTTTTTGTTTCTTTAAAAAATTGAGATTCAATTGGTACTGTTGAAACAGCAATATCACCATCTCGTCTATCTGTTATGTTAACTTTGAAGTCTATACCAGATACTCTTTTCATAGTATCTATAACTTCCAAAACAGACACACCTTTAGGAGAACCAAGACACTCCACTTTATTAGTAGCTTCATTTTCTACTATTCTGACTACACCGTCAACAATATCTTTTACATGAGTGTAGTTACGTATACAAGTACCATCTCTTGTATCAAAATCATTTCCATACAAATTCATTGAAGCAGAGTTCTCTCTATTCTTAACTGCATTGACTACTCTCGCTGCTTTACGAATCAAGTGAGATACTTCATCGTCAAACTTTAACATACCATTGTTACCAGAAACATTGTAGAATCTTACTAATGAATAATTGTCACAAAATTGTTGAGTAATTAACTCACCACCATATTTTGTTGCTGCGTAAGGGTTAGCTGCTGGTTCAAATGCTGAACCTGTTGAACAATACACCATATGATCAGCAGGTGCTATGTCAATAACATTTTTTGTACCGATAACATTAGTCATGTAATAATCATATGGATTCTTAACTGATTGAGGTACTTTTGTCATTGCTGCAATGTGAACAATCTTATCAATCTTTAACTCAGGTCTAGACT